TACCTAACTGACCTGCAAGTTGCCCGCTCTGCATAGCGAGTCCGGCAATACCTTGGCCCATTGCTCCGCGCTGTTGCGCGAGAGCCGCGAGTTGATCGACGTCTCTTTGAGCCAACTGACCGAATTGCAGTCCTAACTGACCGCCTTGCTGGGCAATATTTGCGCGTTGTCCAGCCATTTGAGCCAGTGCCTGCTGACCTTGTAAACCCAATGCTCCGCCTGCCTGTGCGCCTTGTTGAGCGAGTTGTGCCGCAGATAGACCTAGCTGCCCTTGTCTTTGTGCAGTTTGCGCCGCTTGTTGCGCCATCTGATTCCGTAGCTGTTGTGTGGAAATACCTAACTGCGCCGCTTGTTGGGCCAGTTGTGCTTGATTCATCTGACCGGACAGTCCCAACTGCCCGCCCTGCAAGGCACCGGTCTGAGCCAATTGCTCTGCGCTCAGTCCTAATTGACCGGCCTGTTGCGCCGCTTGCAAAGCAGTTCCCGCGCCTTGTTGACCTAAAGAACCCGTAAGCTGCGCCGCTTGCTGTTGGCGAGCTTTAGAAGCTTCAAAGGCTTGTTGGGCCTGTTGCGCCGCTTGCTGGTAGCCTTGTGATCGGAGTTGTGCCCCGGTCCGCGCTTGTTGTTCCAAGACGTTTCGACCAATCTCAGACTCCATGATGGCTCCTCTGGAACCACCAAAAGCGCCTGCTGCTGCTTGAGCCGCCCGCGCTTCATTGATTTGTTTTTCGCCTAGTCGGGCAATTTCAGCTTGTTCCGCTTCGATGACCTGTCGAGTAAACGGGTCCATAAACGCACCAATACCACTAGGGTCAAACTGTCCGGCGGTACCTTCTAGCTGACGAATCCCAGCAAGTGCTGCGCCTTGTCCCAGTTGTCCGGCCCGACTCAGTTGTCCTTGCGCTGCTGCCGTGGACTGTCGGGCACGCATTGCCGCCAATTCTTGTGCCTGTTGCGCACCCCCGACCTGCCCGGCAATGCCTCGCTGCGCTTGCCCTATGCTGCGCATGCCTTGGCCTGCAATTTGACCGGCTCGCTGACCAGATTGCATTGCTTGTGACTGAGCACGTCGACTCGCGGGCATTGCTTGAGCAGCCGCTTGCAAACCCAACCGACCTGACTCACCAAGCCCCCGTTGAGCAGCAAGCACTTGATCACCTACGCCTGCTCCGGCACGTGCGATATCTGCTGCTGCGCCAGAAAGACCCGTCAAGGCTTGATCCCTTATCCGGAACGGCGCTGCTCGCTGCTGAGTCGCCAATAAGCGCGCCTGCTCTAACCCGGAAATACCTTGCTGTTGTTGCGCTAACGACTCTTGCAGCAAAGGCATAGAGGTATCTGCAATCATGCCTTGCGCCGCTTGGTTTGCGTCAAGTGCGCCCGCTAAATACGGTTCATATCCGCCAATCCCTGTACGGACAATGTCGCCCGCAGCTAACTGCTCTGCTGTAAAACCCGCGATGCCTTGAGCAGGAGGTGGAATACCTGCGGCTTGCAGATCTCGAATGTATTTTTGTGCGTCTTGGTATAGCCCTAGCTTATACGCCTCAATTTCTGGGGCTTCACGTACATACTGAGTTGTGGTTGTTGTTTCCGTCATCAGACTCTAGCCTCAAATTGACGCATCATGTTGTACATGTTCTTCATGCCGTCTTCTCGGCTACCTTTACCCGCTCCACGCACTGCCTTAGCCGTGAACACAAACTCACCATCAGAAAGCATGGCCGGGATGTCGTCAGAGGTTTCGGTGCCGGGGCCTTCAATAGGTCCGTTCATGCGCGGGAAGTTCATTATCCCACCTCCCTCGGCTACGGTCAGAGGCGGAGTAGTAATTGGGGTGGGCTGAAAAGCGGGCGCTCCAAGGCCCGCGCCCGCTGCTCTCGTTATGGTAAATCGGGGCGGAATATAGGCGTAGTCGTCATCATATATTCGGTATTTAGACGGATCAGCCTCCAAAAGGTCCATGCCGGAAGGTAAGTCATCAAAGTTGATACCTTCCACATCTTCAGGCTTCGATAACGCGCTAAGGCCCAGCACTGCGGCAACACCGGGGCCGTAAGTGCGAATTCTATTAGGACCAAACTGTTCCATAAAAGAATCGACGGCTTGAGCCTTTGTCATGTTCAACTTGCCATATTGACTAGCTAGGAACTCTTTTTCCGACATATTGGCAAAAGCATCGGCTACATCTGATTTTTGAAGGCTCGGCAAGAAAAGATCTTTGAGTGCGTCTAGACGACCGCCAGAAGTGCCGTCACCCATGATAATTGTTCTGATGCTTTCTCCCACGCCGGGAACTCGTAGGTCAGATAAAGCAAGTGCTTCACCAGCCCCAGTTCCAGCACCAGCACCAGCACCAGCACCAGCCCCAGCACCAGCACCAGCCCCAGCACCAGCATCTGCACCAGCCCCAGCATCTGCACCCGCACCCGCACCCGCACCCGCATCTGCACCAGCACCAGCCCCAGCACCTGCTCCTTGTTGTCCTTGCGTGGACTTAATAGGTAACATAGTCATTGGGTCCACTGGAGACGCAACGTCTACCATTTGTCCGGTGAAGGAATCGTATACTTGTGTTGCCCTACCCGGAACCGCCTCAGTCGCCAGACCTTGTGCCGCTTGTTCCGCAGAAACATCCACCATTTTGCCGGTAAAGTCGTCGTACACTTGCGTCGTCGGACCTTTCGCCGCTGCGGGAGCCGCAACGTCCACCATTTTGCCGGTAAAGTCGTCGTACACTTGATTAGGCAGCGAAGCATCTGCTTTCGGTGGCGCAACGGTATCGCCCTTTTCGACGACCACTTGCGACGGATCTTGTGCCAACGCGCCACGAGCCATTTCAAAACCTTTTGTCGTAACACCCGCCAATGCCGCGCTTTTGAGAATATCGACCGGTTTGCCGCCCGAAAGCGCGGTGTTGATAGCCGATTGAGTCATCATCCGCTTCGCACTATTTGCCGCCCAACCCGCTTTGTCAGCTATTTGTCCACCGGCGAAACTGGAAATACCCCCTATCGCTGCTGCTTTGAGGCTGTCTTTTAAGCTGCCGCCTTGAATTGCGGTTTGTGCGCCTGAAACAATCGCACTTGCCATCACAGGGCCTATGCCCGGGGCGAATATGGAAAGAGCGATAGTTGCTACAACCGGCAGTATTGCTTTGACAATTTTTTTCAAGCCCCTGAACAACTTCTTCAGGAAGAATTCAGGCTGACCGGTTACAGGGTTGATGGAGTTGAGTTCGTTACCGACTATGTAACGTTCTGGCTCAATGCCCATGATGCGCATTTCTGCAAAAAGCTTGTCTTTCAGGGCGGGGTTTTGGTTGAAGACTTCCATCGGTATCACAGTCTCGCCTTCAGCGGCGTGGACCATATACTCGTCTTCATTACGGCCATATTCGGCCAGCTTGTCTGCTATTTTTACGACGTTCGTGATGCCTTTGGGTGGCACGTCATCGTCGTCATCGGCCCAAGATCCGGTCTCCGCAGTCAAAAAGGTAGCGATACCGCCTTCGGGTATAGGAACTTGGTCAAGTTCATCAAAGTCGTCGTATTTAAGTGCAGCTTGTCCCATGTCCCGAGTATACGCCTATTTTAATTAGAAGAACCAATCTAACCGTGTACGTTCACCACGATTGACCCGTTTGTAACTACTTGAACAACGCCTATTTCGCCTGTGGCCTCTAGCTTAGAAACAATGTACGGCAGAGGGTCTGATAGGTTCACCCACTCATTGCCGGTATACAGTTGCAAACGCCCCACAGAAGGGTTCCAAATCAAAGCACCAGCGTCAAATTTAAGCTGATCCCTTTCTGTCGTAACAAACTGCGGCGTCGCATCCGGATCGAAAGAGTCTAAACTTAATTCCAACAAGCGGATAGTGCGATTAAACGTGGTTCCGTCAACAGAATCACCATCGACGGCGAACGGCAATCGACCCTGTAGTAGCTTACTCATCGACGACCGTTCGGTTGTAGATCTAAACGCGTGCCACCAATCCTGAAACCAACCCCTAAACGAGTACCTGTGGTGCCGTCGTCGTCGGATTCAAAACGAACAGCAGCTTGCCGTCCTCTGGCGCGCGTGTCGATTTTAGTAGTGCTGCTTGTGAACGACGTTGTTTGATCCGTGGTCAGTGATTCGCCGGGAAAGTTACGCGCTTTTAAAACAAAGTTTAGCGTCTGGGTTGCGCCGGAATCACCCGTAAATTTAACGTCCGGAATACAACGCCGCACAAATTGAAACTGCTCTCCGTCACCCAAATCAAAGTCCGCGCTTTCAACAAACACGTTATCCATTGGCGAGTCTTCGTCATCAAAGCCTGTTTCATGGCTGAAAATGTAGTTATTGCTGCTAGAGACGCCTGCTGCACGCGGAAAACTTTCGATGCCTTCATCTAGCCACGCGGTGCGCGATAGATTACCTATTGCCCATGTCTGCTCAACATAGTTGTACGTCACATACCGGTCAATTAGGTCAGAAGTAGATGAACAATAAAACCAACCTACCTCGTCAAACTGTTTGTTTACAAAGCCAAAGACTTGGAAAGCTTGCGCTTCGTTGAAGTCGCTTAGAACATAAGATTTCACGCTACAGGGAACAGGTTGAATAGAGCCTTGATAAGCATAAAATCCTTTTTTGTCCATCCAGAACACGCCATTAGGCGTATTAATGGCCGCGTTGGGACCTACAAGGCTTACGCCTTCATTGATCAGGTTCAAGCCAAAAGTCAGCGGCGGACCAATGAACTGTAAGCTGTACAGTGCCACGTCCGTCCAGACCAATGTTTCTTGTCTAGCGCGCAATCCGCCAATAATTTGTGATCCCGCAGAACAACGCAGTGAACCCGCAGTGTTTGTTGCCGTAGGAAACCACTCTGCCGGGTTTTCTTGATCAGAAAAAGCAATGAGAAGCGGATCTATCGTGCCCGTGCGTGCGGTGGCCGCAGCGTTAATAGGGTCCGCCCCTAGCGCGATCACGTGTCGATCCACGTCGGATACCACGACTTGAAGGGCGGCTGTCGGCGTGAAGTTTGCGCCAGTTAAATCAACGATATCTACAGCCCTATCAGTCCCTAGTGTTTTCGCGCTGGTATCCCAGTAGTAGATCCGGCCTGCCCGCACATTTGCTATCAAGTCTTCGCCAAAACTATCCATAGACCACAAGCGAAGTTGGTTGACGGAGATAAGAGGAGTGCTAGAACCCCAAGCTCCATCGCCCCAAGTGCTTGCACCCCAACCTGTTCCTGCAACAAACACATCAAGGCCGACATTGATCTGATATGTACCAACCGTTGAGCTACCGCCGTTGCCGCTATCGCTGCTATTCGCCGTAACAGTTGTTCCAGAGGTATCTTTGGCAGTGATTACATACACGTTAGTGCTAGTGATTGAGTCAATCTCGTACTCTTGATTAAGCACGGCAGCGATAATGTTACCCCCAAGCGAGGCTGCTCCTGAGAAAGTGACGAAGTCGCCTTTAACTGCGCCGTGAGAAGCGTCCGTTACATCAATTGAGCTTGAACCATTAGTTGCGCTAAAGGTCACATCACCGGCAGAAGTGGTTACTCGTATAGGCGTTATGTCGTTGTAGTTTGTACCTGCCTGAATGTAGAGTTTTTTTGATGTACCGACACCTAAAAGCTTTGTGCCCGCAAGAGATGTCCAGCCGAAAAGTTTTCTGCCAGTTCCCACAAAAGAAGCCGTGATATATTTTACCCAGCCGCCGATTTTTTCTGGTAAGCCCTTGCGAAAACGCACCAAATTACCGTCAAACCATCCGCCTTCAGCGGTGTAATCTGTGCCTTCTTTGTTTATTCCGGGGTTAAAAATAAATTTCTGTAACGGCATTAGATATACTCACCACTACGGATCATTTCGGTTACGCGAATCGCTCTTGTACCAACCTGTTGCGCCCATTTACTATCCATAAATTCATCCGCCGCAACATCAAACTGTTCACGAGACATCGCTTCAAGAGCATTTACAAACCCACGCAATCTAGTCAGACCAAGGTTAAAACACATGTCGATCATTGCGTCTTGCCGCGCTTCGTTTATGCCGTTGAACCAAAAGTAAGTGTCAGCCAATTCTTCTTTCACTCGCGTTATGTCATTTGCCAACAAGTATTCGATCTCATCGTTTGATAAACCAAGACCAGACTCGCTGATATTTCGCCCGACGCCTATGGTTTCGTAGCCAGCGGAGCACAGGTACACCTTGGACTTAACGCCTTCATGGCGTTTGATCATTTCAACAAGCTTACTCATTACTTACCAACACCTTTAACGCGCTCAAATGATCTAGCGCCGCCCAAACCGAGCATTCCCAAGAGGAGCGGCATCATCACGCCAGCATCAGCTTGAGGGATGATCAATCCGAACCCCGCTGCGATAGGGCTGATGAGAAAATTCACCATAAGGCCCAGCACGCATGTATAACCCGCTAAGGGTCTCCACGACGATTGGAACCAATTGCCTTTGGCATCTAGCTTGAGAACCTCGATCTGCTCCAACGCAATCTGTTGCGCGTGTCGCTCACTCATCGTGGCAATTTCGTGGGCCAAGGCGTTCTTAGTGTCAGCGTCAGGTATAAATTTATCCAGTAGCCCAGTTACGGGGCCGACGAGAGATGCTAGTAGGCTCATAATCTATTCCTTATTTTTTACGCCCATACTTTAGTTTTTTTGCCACCCGAATACTCAACAGCGTGACCCTCATCAATCAGAATCTGGCACATACTTGTGCCATCAGATGTCTTTGGAATACCTAAAATACGCCCGTATTTGCCTGTCCCCAAAGATTCTAGCTGCATCTCCTCAGAGCAAAGCTCTGTCAGTCGTGCTTTAGCTGCTAGCCCTAACACCTTTTCCGCTTTGTTTCTGGTGCGAGATTCGGGAGCGTCAATTCCTGCTAACCTAATACGCTGTCTTTTTAGCCACACGTCAAAGCCCAAATCAATGTCTACGTCGATGGTGTCGCCATCAATGACCCGAACAAGTTTAGCCTTGTAGTGGTACATCTTATCTCCTACTTGACCATGCTTGAGCGCCAAAAAATGCGGCGAGAATGCCTGCAACGGATACAAAATAGACTGCTGCCATATCGCCTAGTATTTTTGCAGCTTGGGACAGCCCAAAGAACTCAGACGCAACGACGAGAGATGGGTATAACAACATACCCCAAAGGGCGAACCAACTCATGCCGCGCTGGGCATCTGCTCGCTCGTGGTGAAGCCTAAGTTCTAGCAACTCTTTGCTTGTTTCAATCTCGTCATCACTCAAGATGCCGTCTCCATCTGAGTCGAACTCAGCGTATTCAGAGCCTTCTTCTAATTTTTTTGCTGCCATATTAGTCGTAGAATTGTATGTTTGGTCTGACTTTAACAGGGATACAGTACGCTGTAATGTTTTGCTGGTTGTTCAAACGCCTGCCTTCTATGGGTTTGATAGTCCCCTGCTCCAGCCAGTATGCGAACTGATTACACCTGTGGATGTTGCGGAAATGGAATTGACCCGCGATTTGCTCGCCCTCTACCAGCATAACCAACAGGAACGCCATTATCATGGCAGATCTAGCCAGTAACTAACCGCAAACAGAAACGTCGGCCCTGCAATACCACTAATCAAAACAGCCCAAAGTACTTTTTCCAATATGCTCACCCGTATACCTTGACCATTATGGCAAACCCCGCTGCAATTATTGCTCCACCAATAATCAAAGTAGTGCCTCCAACTAAAATCTGATTAATAAGATGGTCACGCGCTTTCTTCTTGCGAGCAATCATCCTTAAATGCTCTTGCCTATCACGGTCTTGTTGCGCCTTTGCAGCCTTGAAGTCGTCAAGGAGCTTCGGATCTGCCACCAATAAAAGATCATGGACTGACTGCCAATGACGCTCGTATTGGCGCTTTATCATCTGGAGCTTCAAGATTTCATTCTGGCTAAGAGGTTTGAACGTGCTTTGTCGGCGTTGCGCCTCAAATTCAGTAATGCCTTCGCCAAAGTCAGAGATCATGCCCATGACTTGCTGGACACCCTGCCCGGTCTCATTGCATTGAGCTATCAGATTATTCAGAGCCGAAAGCGTTGCTGTGGCTGCTGCAATGCTCTCAATTACCACGGCTTAATAAAACTGTTAGTTAACGAATTGAGGCAAGGCAACTGCTAGGATGACCGTGACGTATACTCCCCAAATCATAGATTCGAGACGATCAAACCGTTTGCTGCCGGAGTCCAAGCGCCTCTCAATAGCCTCATAGCGAATGGCGCACTCCTTTTCGTGAGCTTCGATCTTTGCAATGGCTTTCTCTGTAGGAGTCATACCGATACGTTCACTCGTTTAGTAGGCGCTAGTGGCTGCGCCTCAACTTTGTTGCCTTCTTTGGTATAGATGGTGGGGATGATCGTCTCGACAGCTTCGCGCACAGTCTCGCCTTCAGCGCCGGTTCTCAAACGCTCTTGCTTCTGTATCGCTATCTGCTTCCAGCTAATCTGAGCAGTTTCGCTAACTGATCCAACGTCCATGCGGGATCACTTGTCCTCGGATTTCCAGACGTTGAAAGCTGCAATGTTCATCAATCGGTATGCTTTCTTTGCCCACTCGTTATTTGGCGGAGAAGTTGTCGCACACAGAACTGCTGACAGTGCTATAGCAAAGGTCACGCCATGAAATACGTCAATTAAAAATCCCATAATTAGCCTCCGTGTTGACTGCTGTATCGATCAGATTGAGAGCTTTGTCTAGCTCCATACACTTTTGCACAGTTTCGTCCATTAGCTGCGTGTGGTTCTTCTGATACCTCACTTTCTTTCTTACACTGTGCATCCCCTTCAAACCATAAATATCATCGTTTTCAGCGTACTTTGGCTTGATGTTATGTGTGTTGTGAATAAATTGATCCCACTCACAGAAGTCATAAATACCTTTCAATGTTTGTGCTGTGTCTTCCACTAGATCCTTGTAAGACACAAACAGAAACCGATTACTTGTGTCTTGCAGACCTACTTTTGCCGCATACACCCCAGCAAGCGGTCTAGCCAAAGGGTCACTGCTCGGATTAAATAAATCCCTTTCTAACTGTTCTGTGTAAATACCGTTTTCTTTGTACAGCTTCACAAACGATTTGGCTATTTCTACAACAGGACGAACCAAAACGACTACCTTGGTATCTTTGCCTATGTATTCATCGACCATCTGCATGTTGGAGTCCAACGTCCATGTTCGACACTTGTCTACGACAATCCTTTCCTGTTGACTGTTACCCTTGTAGTAAGAGTGCGGCAGTTGAGACACTATGTCGTGGACACAATAGAATCTGTTGTTTGCGGCTATAGCCTCTTTGGAAGCATCTCTGCATGAGTTCTGTGTGTCCCACATAATCTGACAAAGAGCCGAATTACCTTCTGCGTGTATTGCAGGGTTCTGCGATAGCAGTGCAGAAAGTAACGTAGAGCCTGTTCTAGGCAGTCCACTTAAACACACAAATTGCTCGAAAGATTTAATCTTCTATCTCCATCCAAGATGTAGTGTCTTGATTCCAAATATAATTTTTACCGTCATTAGGACGAGCGACGGGTGGCACCCATAAACAAGTATCTTCGTTTAGTACCCAATTAGAAAATGGCTTTTGGGGTATAAAAGCATCACGAACTGGATCGTAAGTATCCCCTATCGACGCATAATTTTTACGCAACGCTACCCCGCCATCTGGCTCTAGATCTTGACCATAGTGAACACCGCCACGACTATTGTAAGAAGTCTGTACCCATGTCCCAACTAAAGTATCTATCCACTCTTGATCGGCAACAATCACTGTCTCAACAATGCCATCAACAACTTTTGCGTAATGAGCCACGTTACGATCCTGTATTAAATGTGCCAGAGCTTGTAAAAGTATGAGTTGTAAACCCACCACTAGAGGTTACTGTACCCCCTGTGCCTCGTTGCGACCCAGCGTACCTCAAAATTACAACTCCAGATGCTCCGTTACCGGGGTTTGCTTGGTATTGGACGACATCAGCGCCAGCACCGCCGCCACTACCAGTATTTGCAGTAGCGTTTGTTCCATGACGGTTAATACCACTTCGAGATGCTGCACCGCCATCACCGCCGCCACCTAAACCCCCATCACCGCCGAGAAGATTGGTAGTAAAAGCATAATTACCATTAGAACCACCCCCGCCACCAGCGCGTGATACCCCGTCTACCCATGCAGACCCGTTACCGCCATTACCGCCGCCACCGCTTGCGAATGCTGCACCATCTGACCCGTTTTCTGGGCTTCCTCCGTCGCCACCGCCACCGCCACCAGATCTTTCACCATTTATACCCGAGGTGATAAGCACATAACTATCGCCGCCATTTCCACCCTGCGATCCAGTACCACCGCTGCCCGAATTGTCTTGATTAACACCTTCGCCGCCGCCGCAACCACCGTCTGCGTTGCTGTTATCTTGATCCTCAGCACCTCCGCCGCCACCGCCATTACCAGTAGTTGTGGTTATTCCGGTGCCAGATATACTCGAATCTGAGGCTGTTAAAGCACCGTTAAGATTAAGTCGTCCAGCAGATCCTGCGCCAACAGTCACCGTGTAATCAGTGTTGAGAGCAGGGCTAATTTGAGAGAGAGTTTGCAGCCCACCAGCGCCGCCGCCGCCGCCACACATATAAGAACCACCCCCGCCGCCTCCGCCACCCACTACTAGGATGTCTATTAAGTAAGGGGGTTGGCGGTTAGGGAAAGCACCAAATCCGTTGACGTTATAACCGAAGCCTGACATCAGTTACTCCTTACGAGTCGTTTTTAGCGTCAGTAGTAAAGAACAATTTTATCCCCAGCAAACGAGCATCACCCGATTGGCTGTCAGCTGAGACATCACGCATTATTTGAAAATATGTTTGCGTGTCTACAGCGGCATTAGAAATCGTCACCGCACCCGATACTGCCGATACGGTCATATCGTTGGACGTTCCGCTGAAGGCTTTTGCTGTAGCAACTACATTGGTGCCAAATGCGGTATTGATGCTTGCGTCATCCGCAATACAAACGCCAGATAAGCCCCAAGCTACAGTACCTGTGTTGGTGCCTGTGACCGTCCAAAAGGCTTGAAATGTCACTGTGCCTTCGTTCCACGATTTTGGAAAACACACAGTGAACTGAGCGTTCTCATCGGAACTTGCATCGAAGTCTAAACATTTAATCTCTGGGCCATTAGACAATTCGACCTGCGTTAAATCCGCGCAGCCGTTCGTGCTATTGGGGTACATAGCGGCAGCAGGCACATAAATCGTTTCAACACCCGCGACTTTCACCGCCGCAGTTGATTGCGTCAATGCACCAGAAACGTCCATCGTTCCGTTCACATCTACAGCGGTAGCCGTTAGGTCGATTTCGTCTGTTGCACCCAAAGCCAAGACCGTTGCGCTAGAGCCTTGTATGAACTGGCTTGCATCATTAAACATGATCTTGTTTGTAGAATTCAGCGTTAGCCCAGATCCGTCCGTATGCGTGAGAGTAGTGTCATCATCCGCACCAAAAGATAGTATTGCTCCATCGTGCTTTAATTCTAAGTCTTGGGTTAGCGTGACATCGCCATCAGCGCCTATGGCAATAGCATCTGTATCACTAGCAGACCCGATATTTCCAGCATCGGGCACCACTATGTTGCCACCAGTAGTCATCAAGCCAGCGCCAGTATAGGTTCCCGATACATCTAAATTAGCATTTACGTCTACTAGGGTAGCGTTAAGCTCAATTTCATCAGTCGCATTAACATCTAAAATTGTGGCACTGGGTGCGTTAATAAATTGAGAAGCATCGTTAAACTGAATAGCCATTGTGCTGTTAAGCAATAACCCAGTATCTGCAACATGAGTAAGAGTTACATCGCTGTCGGCCCCAAACTTTAACGCCGCTGCATCAGACAACAAAAGCAAATCATCACCAACCGTCAAATCATCATCAACAAACAGGTCAGGAATCGACAAGTCTTGAAACGCATCAACTATCGCTGCGCCTGATCCGGCACCGTCAGAGTACACTGCTTTGGTCTGACCCGTAGGGATTGTGATATTCGCACCACTGCCTTGGCTGATAATGATCGACTGTGACCCGCTTGTTGAATTTTGAATGAACCATAGTTTGCTAACGGTGTTCGGCCCTATCGTGATCGTACAAGTGCTATCAAGGGTGCCAGTATATTTGAGGAAGAGACTGCGGCCCGGATCGGTAGATCCGTCAGCAATGGTTGTTGTGTGAGTGTCCGCATTGGTCGTGATTGCTTCTGTGCCGAAAGAAAACGCTTCAGCAATTAACTCTAAATTTGTATTTGTACTGGTGCCCCACGTACCTGATTCGTCACCAGTGGCAC